AGATAGCTTTAGGTGGAATTGTATCAGCTTCTATAGGGATGCGTTCAGTGAGTAAGTTCTTTGGGAAGAAGTAATGTCGTTCAGCTTCCAGAGCTTTCTGAGCTAGATAAACAGTTTCTTATTTTGGAAAAGCAGCAGGAACAAATACGAGAGCAATCAAAGCTCATAGCGGAGAAAACTAATGGCGTTTAAACTATCATCACGTAGTGAAGGAAGACTAGAAGGTATTAATCCTCAGTTAATAGAAGTAGTTAAGACTGCTATTACTTTAACCAAGGTGGACTTTGGAGTAACTTGTGGTATGCGTACTGTAGAGGAGCAAGAGAAGCTTGTTGCTAGTGGTGCCTCACAAACAATGAAGAGTAAGCACCTAGAGGGTCGTGCAGTAGACCTTGTAGCTTATATTGGCCCTAACGTTACTTGGTCGTTAAATAAGTATGATGAGATTGCTGATGCTATGGCTGCTGCTGCTAAACAAAAAGGTGTAGCACTCAAGTGGGGAGCAGCTTGGACAGTAGGTAATATTGCTGACTGGGATGGTTCTATGGAAGATGCAATGAACACCTATGTTGATGTTCGTCGTTCACAAGGTCGTAGACCATTTATAGACGCACCACATTTTGAAATGATGTAATGTACACCTTTGTTCTCATGGTGTACCTAGGTGCAACTAGGGAATTAATAGAAGATAGTATGGTGTTTGACAACATAGAACATTGCAACTATTATGCTAGAGAAATAACAAAACGTTACAGCACACACGGCATAGCACCAGAAGATAGGGTTGTCGCCTACTGCTTACCTAGAGTGAAAGATAAACAATGAGCATTACCTACCGAGGAGAGAAGTTTGCAGGTTATAACAAGCCGAAGCGTACCCCTGATCACCCGAAAAAAAGTCATGCCGTACTTGCAAAAGAAGGTACAACCATCAAGCTCATCAGGTTCGGTGAACAGGGAGCTAAAACGGCAGGGAAGCCCAAAACGGGTGAATCTGACCGCATGAAGAAAAAACGTGCATCCTTTAAAGCAAGACACGGGAAGAATATTAAGAAGGGTAAGTTGAGTGCAGCTTACTGGGCGGATAAAGTAAAATGGTAGCTAAATTTTTTCCTACTAAGACCGTTCATAATAAAAGTGGATACAGTATTGGAGGTGATGTTACCTCTGATCGTAATTATAAACGAGAACGCCAACTACAAAGTACTCCTATAGAGTTAGCTAAGAATGCTGCTCGTAAAAGAGCTAGACGTACTTTAGAGAAAAATGGTGCGGTAACTAAGGGTGATGGTAGGGATGTTGATCATAAAGATGGCAACCCTATGAATAACTCTATGGGTAATCTATCTGTTAAAAGTAAAACTAATAACAGGTCGTTCCCTCGCAACAAAAACGCTGGTAAGGCATAGGAGAAGTGTATCATGGCTAAAAAACATAGGAGTGTTAGTGCAGCTCAAAAAGCTGGTTCTCTGTATTTTTACGATAAAAATGGAACTAAAAAACTTGCAGTAACTGCAGAACAGCTTAACGCATGGAAGAAAAAGAATAAAGGCAAGTATAAGGGTAGCGCTCTTACTGCTTGGGCTAAGAACAAAGGTAAAGATGTTGGAGAGACAGGCGTTACAAAATCTCTAAGACCAAAGTTACGTCCTAAGAAAAAAGAAGCACCAAAGAAAAAAGATGCAATTAGTGATGAACAAAGAAGTAGGCAAACTACTACTCCTAAAAGAGCTTTAAACAATAATGCAATGTCTCCTGCACAACAAGTTGAAAAGTTGCAAAAAGATATAGCAAAAGCTCAAAAAGATATGGCTGATAAACGTGCTGCTATGCAAAAAGGCAAAGAGGAGGCTGATAAACTTCTTGCTGATACTAGAACTGGTACTGGTTCTGGGCCTTCTAAACGCCCTAATAATAGACCAAAAGGACCAAAGGCTGAAGTAAAACGTAGAGCAGATCGTAAATCACGTATGCCTGATGAACTTTCAAATGCCCCAATGAATAGCAGTAAAGGCCGCACTATGTCTGACCTAAAGGCAGAAGCTACGCTACGAAGGGGCGTGAATGAGATCTATTTAGGTTCAGATGACGATGAATTTGGTAATAAAAAAGACCGCAGGGTAACAGGTGTTAGACCTCCCAGTCAAGCACAAAAAGCTCTTTCAACATCTCTTAGAGATGCAAAAATGAACAAAGGTGGCATGACTAAAAAAGGTGTTATGACCTACAACATGGGTGGCATGGTTAAGTCACAAGTAAACAATCTTAAAAAGGGAAGAAGCTAATGGCTGAGAAGAAAAAGAAAGACCCTAAGTTTGGCGGTAAACGCTCACTTAAAGACACAAGCGGAAATAAAAGCATTGGCTTTGAAGATACCTATCTAGGAGACTTGTTAGGTTTTGATGGTAAGATGGGTACTAAAGGTAAACCCGGACTACTTGCTTCTCTTAAAGGCGCGCGGCGTAAGAAGCCGGGAACAGCCACTACTACCACTAAGAAAAAAACTACTACTAAAAAGAAAACAGAAAAAGAGTATAGTGGTCGTGGTACGGGAGCAGGTGGAAGACGAATCCGTAAAGCACCTGAAGATACAGTAGGAAGAGGTGGTGCAGGAGCAGGTGGAAGACGAATCCGTAAAGCACCTGAAGATACAGTGGGACGTGGAGGTGCAGGAGCAGGTGGAAGACGAATCCGTAAAGCACCTGAAGATAGAGTCGGTGGAGGACGCGGAAGAGACCCCGGTTTTGGTACAGCACCAGCACAAAAAAGAAAAATGAAAACTGTTACTCTTCAAGCTTGGAAAGATATGAGTCCTGCACAAAGAGTAGCAGCAGGTTTACCTAAAACACAAGCAGAAGCTTTAAGGCTTAGTGGTGCAGGTACTATTGGTTCTTCTATGTATGCAAATATGTGGAAAGCAAACAGGGGTGGTTTAGCTAAAAAGAAACCTGTTGCTAAAATGAACAAAGGTGGAATGGCTAAGAAATCTGGTTATATGTACGGTGGTTCTGTAACTAAGAAAAAGCCTATGAACAAAGGTGGTATGGCTAGAAAGAAGTAGCCCTTGACACACTTAATCTTCCCTGCTACTATTACGGTGGGGATGATATTTTAATCCTGCATAGCGGGGTTGCAATTATAGCTGTAGTTATTTAAGCTTGAACATGGTATAACTGTCCTTGTGGTTAGACATAAGGAGAGATACCATGTTCAAGAAATTTATCAAAACAATACAAGAAGCACAAGAACGAAGAGTAGCATACTGGCAGCTACAACATATGTCAGACAGTGCTTTAAAAGACATAGGAATAACTCGTGGCGAGATCAAAAGCAAGTTCCAAGATAAAGAAAACCTCTAAAGTAAATGAGGCAGGTAATTATACTAAACCTGCTCTGCGTAAGCGTCTTTTTGCAAGGATTAAAGCTGGAAGCAAAGGGGGTGCGGCAGGTCAATGGTCCGCCCGTAAAGCACAGATGCTTGCAAAAGCTTACAAAGAAGCTGGTGGAGGATATAGGTCATGAAAGGTGTTAAACATTATTTACGTGACGGAACAGTATGGTCTGGCAAAACACATAAACACAAAGATGGAACAGTAATGACAGGGGCTAGAATGTCTAAGTCTTCTAAAAAATTGTTCCATCTAAAAGACCTAAGTAAGACTGCTCAAGCAAAAGCAAAGAAACCCGTGAAGATGAATACGGGTGGATTAGCTGCCAGCCAAAAGAGTCTTAATTCATGGACTAAGCAGGATTGGAGAACTAAGAGTGGCAAACCTTCTACGCAAGGCCCAAAGGCTACAGGAGAGCGTTACTTGCCAGCTAGTGCTATTAAGGCTATGGGTGCTGGGACGTATGCGGCATCTTCAGCAAAGAAAAGAGCGGATACAGCAAAAGGTAAGCAGTTTTCTAAGCAACCTAAGAAAGCGGCTAAGGCTGCGAAACCATACAGAAAGATGACATGAAAAAACTTACAGAAAAACAGCAGAAGTTTATAGATGTTTTATTTGAGGAAGCTAAGGGTAATCCTGTAGAGGCTAAACGTCTTGCTGGTTATGCAGATTCTGTATCTTCTACAACCATTACAGGTGTTCTTCAGGATGAAATCTATGAAGCTACTAAACGTTACATTGCTTCTTCTGGTACACGTGTTGCATATGGTATGATGGAAGTATTTAATGACCCTACACAGCTAGGCAATAAAGAAAAGATAGCAGTAGCTAAGGACTTTCTAGATCGTGCAGGATTTGTAAAAACAGATAAGATAGAAGTAAAGGCTGAAAGTCCTTTATTTATTTTACCAGCTAAAAATGAAAACTAATAAGACTTGGAGGCTACCTCCACCAGAGAAACTAAGTAGTGGCCTTCAATGGTTTCCTGTCGTCCGTGTAGGCAGGGTAGTGCCTTTTGGTTACGAGCAAGACCCTAATGATGAAGACATACTACTACCTCTGACTGAGGAGTTAGAAACACTAGAACTAGCAAAGAAACACCTTAAGCAATACAGCTACAGGGATGTTGCAATTTGGTTAAGCGAACAAACCGGCAGATCAATCTCTCATGTCGGACTAATGAAAAGAGTAAAACTTGAGCGAAAACGTAAGACAGACGCTGAAAATGCACGGTACTACGCCCAGCGCTACAAAGAAGCGGAAGCAAAAGCGAGGCGTCTTGAAGAAGAAAGATTCGGTTCAATTAGAAAAGAAACCGAAAACAGTTCCAGCGACAGTACTGCCAGAGCCGATTGAAATAGAAAAGGCTCAAGAAGTTATCTTTGAGGCTAATCCCGGCCCTCAGACAGACTTTCTTTCAGCTTCAGAACAAGAGGTTTTATACGGAGGAGCAGCAGGTGGGGGTAAGTCTTTTGCTATGTTGGCTGATCCTGTTAGGTATTTTAACAATCCTCTGTCTAATAAACTTTTAGTCCGCAGAAGTACAGAGGAACTAAGAGAACTTATATCTGTTTCAAAGCAATTATATCCCAGAGCAATTCCGGGAATTAAGTTTTTAGAAAGAGAAAAGACTTGGATAGCTCCTTCTGGTGCGTCTTTATGGTTAAGTTATTTAGATAGGGATGATGATGTTTCTAGGTATCAAGGACAAGCTTTTAACTGGATTGGTTTTGACGAACTTACCCAATGGCCTACACCTTTTGCTTGGAATTATATGAGGTCACGACTACGTACTACTAAGAACAGTGGACTTGATCTTTATCAAAGGGGAACTACAAATCCCGGAGGAGCAGGTCATCAATGGGTTAAGAAAACTTTTGTAGACCCTGCACCGCATAATACTAGCTTTGACGCCACTGATCCAGAAACACAAGAAGTTATAGCTTGGCCTAAAGGACACTCAAGAGAAGGTGAACCTTTATTTAAACGTAGGTTTATTCCTGCTACTTTGTTTGATAA